CCGCCCCCCCATTTTTTTTCTCCCCCGATGTGAGTCCCAACTACTACGCGAAGCGTAGAGTCGGTCCCAAACCTAAACACGGCGCAGATGACATACGCCACGCGCCGTGTTTCTATTCACTTTTTTGCTCATTTCCAAACGAAATGATCAAAAAAAAAGTGAATTTTCACATCCAGAATAAATATTCATATAAGTAACCAAGGTTCTTCATATGGTAAACCTTTTTTATTTTTAAAACAGAAAAGAGGGTTTAACTTATTAGAACAAATAAGTTAATGTACCACATTATCTAAGTAACAGATTTTGCTTGAGTTAGTCCTACTTGATCAATAATATGTGAAAGAAATAAGGAAATCCCGTGCTGGTAAAAAAGAGTTTGATCAAAAAATATGATACAACGTTATTATGTACCTTTAAACAGGGATCTTTTTTCCTAATGTCAAAAAAAGATCAAAACGAAATGCTGTATTATTATCCGGTTGATAAAGAGAAGAAGGTTTACAAAATTCTGTTAAAACCAGGTAAACAAAGTGATAAAGAAGATCGGGACGTATCTTCTTTTAATTCTGATAAAAACATGGAAACCATTAAAAAACATCTGCAGTTTATAAATGACATATTATCAGACGATACGCATCTTGAGTTCTTTCGTCCTCAGTTAAAGATAAAAACTTCCAGAGATACTGAGGGAAAAACAATAGAAATAAGGGTAAATCGGTTTAAAAGGCTACTTTATCTTAAAGAACTGCAGGATTCTTTACATACCGGACTTTTTCTTTCAAGAGCAACCAAAAAGGGATCAAGCTGGTGGGGTAATCGGCTTCGAGATAATCTTGAACTTGATGGAACCGTGGTAAGATCTCAGAGAAACTCAATGATAAAATTCGGCTGGATAGAGATCCGTGATAAAAGGTATTCAAAAGAAATGGGCTTTTCACAGCGTCTTGGTATAAACTATGGTACTCATCAAGGGGTAGAGTTCAGTTATAGATTACAAAAGCTATGGGGGCACATCCCATCTGGTAAGACATCGAATACTTTTATTCAAGACAAGAGCCTTGCAGAGTACGCGCTCAGTTTTAAAGCGGAACGGCATATCGTGGCAAAAAATACTGTGTCAAAACCGGCTCTTCTTCAGATGAAAGACAATATCAAGAGGCTTCTTGTTCTTGATTTTGTAAATATAAAAAACATCGCCAGCCAGTATTTTGGTAAGCCCGTCATGTATCTGGAACACGTAATTCGTGAGATACCCGAGGATATTCTTCTCTCCCCTAGGGATAATAACATTTATGAACCAATTATTTATGACTTCATTAACGCCTACAATCAGGTATCAAGGAACGAGTATCTTAAGAACACTAAGTATCGGGGTTTATTTAAAATACGTTTAAATATTACAGAAAGCCCCGCATTTAATAAACTAAAGCGCAAGATGGGTAAGAACCTAAGATACCGATACCAGTTTCCTTTCTCAATGCGGGAAAAACAAAAAACGGAAGAAAAACCACTGCAATCTGCATGGTTTAGTACTAAACCGCCTCATCATTTACTTGCACCAAACATGGTTGAGCCAATCAAATACATCTCTGCCTATTATTTAACTGCGGAAGGAAATGCGGAGTACCGCCTAGGATTTCCTATTTACAACCGCGCAAGTAGACAAACGGAAGCAATACTGTCTTATGGAAAAAGAATAACTGATTACATGCTATCTAAGGACTTTAAAAAAGTTCCAGAAGAAATAAAACAAGCACTGGCAAGGCGTCTTGTAAATCTGGACTCGGCTTACCGCTATAGTAGCCCAGACGTAAGTCATGTTTTCCGTAGACGCACAGAATTCTGGAAAATTATGCAGAAAAAAGAGAAACCCAAAAACTATAAACTGATGACGTTTGAGCAGAAGAAAAAAGATAGCTACAGTCACTGGGGACTTGTATGGCTTAGAACAAATACGGATTACTTGAACGACATTAGTATTTTATTGCTCGACCGACTTTATGAGATGCACGTTAATCACGACGTACGTGGTGCTCTAAACCCCTACTTACCACTATGGACAGCCTGTACCCCGAAAAGTTATGAGAAAATCATCGGTGGTGAGGCCTCCGAGCGAGTCTTTTCAGGAAACCCAGAAGACTATGACAGAATCATTGACGACGTTGAAATACCCATTTTCCACAAGTCTGAGACGCTAATACATGCGACGATACGGGAATCGAGATACATGAGAAGAAATGATTTTTACGGAGATATTTACAATAATTTGATTTATGCCGTGTCAAAAACATCCTGTGAAAAGGACATTCGTGAGTATATACAGAAAAGGTTAAATGTTAATCGAGTCAGAACAGGATCCTATGGTTATGATAAGCTTCTCATAAAAGATGTTACAACACGGCTAACAATGAGGGAGTGGATGCCAGACATCGCAACCCATGCTTTTAATACGGGGTTACTACATCAGCTCTGGGGGTCTGGGGACCGGTATAAATATAGAAGAAAAACGGCGTATTACAGGGAGATAAACGATATCAAAGCAGATATCAGAAGAAATGATACGCATATTCGCTGGAATAGGGCACAAATAGCGCGAGAAAAAGATATATATAGATATCAACAGGAGCAGTAAAGGTGGGGTGGGGCAACTTTTAACTTGAGAAGCAACTACTTCTAATATAAATTATGGAAAAATAAGGTACAGGATATGGTAAGCGTTTTAAATCTAGTAATAAGTAACTCTGTAGCGATAGATCTGAAGGGGCTGCACGATATTCAGAACGGCCCCGCCATTGAAAAGGGCATTCAGAAACTCTTCACATATAAGAATCCCGAGTACGTTCAGGCCTTAAAGTGGGGACGATGGGCAGGGAATATTAGTAAAAATCTCTATAGTTGGGGATACAGTGAGGACAACAAAAGTCTGTACGTTAGCCGAGGCGGTATCCAAAAACTAACTGATTACCTTGGAAAACTAGACATCCTAATTAACATAATTGACAACACTCTCACAGTTTTTTTAGCTAGTTTTGATCACAGTAAAACTGAGTTAAGAGACGATCAGAAATCCGCATTAAATGACTTACTGAGACATAAAGACGGGTGTCTAGTGGCTTTTACAAGCTTTGGAAAAAGTTTAACTCTGCTCGAGCTAATTAGAAAACTGCGGCAGCCGGCAGTAGTTATTGTCCACACGACTTTCTTGCAGGAACAATGGATAAAAGAAGCCACGGACCCGAAGACCTTTAATATGTTAGCAGAAGACATAGGAGGGGTCGGAGGAGTGTTTAAGAAAAGAAAGTATGGGAAACTGAATATCTGCCTTTACCATAGCTTGATGAACGAATCTCATCTCGATTTTTTCAGGGATAGAATTGGAACCGTGATATTTGATGAGGGCCAGAAGTCTCCAATCGAGGGCGTGCAGAGAGTGGTTAACAATTTTCCAGCCAGATACAGATTTGCTGCCTCAGCGAACATTCGGAGGAAAGACGGTAAGGAATTTCTAACCCTTGACGCCTTTGGTCCCATACGTCACATAGCCGTAGAAAAAGACGGCGCAAGTAAAGTATTATCAGACGTATCAGTCGTTCCCACAGGGTATGAGGATAGTCTATATGTAGAGGATAAGAATTACGCTGCCATGCTAACCCGTATGGCATCGGACAAGGAAAGAAATATACTTATTTGTAAAATAGTTATCGCTAGAATAAGAAAAGGCAAGCTGGTTCTTATTTTTGTAGAGCGTAAGGAGCAGGCTGGTTATCTTATGAAAATGCTATCGACTTTCAAAGGAGATATGCTTCTTGGACCAACGTCTAGGGAACAGATAGAGGAACTCGCATGCCCGGGATCCGTTAAGGACGTCTTATTGAACTACGATGACGAAACGGCGTATAAAAGAATCACAGCCCTTGCTAATAAAAAGGAGCTGCAGTTCATAATCGGCACACAGAAAGCAGAAGTTGGTTTATCAGTTAGGACGATAGACGTTGGTATCATTACGACGCCCACAGGTAATAATACGGAAAGATTTAATCAGCAGAAAGGCAGGATTGAAAGAACGTATAGTGAGGAGCAGGAGAAGTTTTTTGGTCATAAAAAGGCGGTACCCGAATTAATTGTTCTAAAAGATCGTACGAAACCAAGCCGTGAGGCCTGTTCTAAGGTAAAAGACCTGTACGGTGACAGGGTTCATGAAATTAAGAGAATATTAAAACAAAACAGCAATAACGTAGTTATAAGGAGAAGGCAGAATGAAGAAACAGTTTTTGAATAGCTTACTTGCTTACGCGGATAGAAATTATCCCGACGCAGAGCCACCGGCATTAGACCAGTATCTAACGCTTTTAGCCAGCGATATCACTAAAAAGTTATATGACCAGAACGAAATCCTAGCGGTATTCGATAAAGTTGGTATATCAAGTCTCCGCTGCGCAGGGTGTAATTCTCAGGTCGTAATTGAATACCTAAAATGTCAATTCTGTGGTGAGCCGTTTCTAGGTGAAACAAAGCCAGTATCTACTCCGGTTACGATTACCGCGGAGATAAAAACTAATTCGCAGGGTAAAGAGCCGGTTGAATCAAATAAAAAAGAAAATGCCAGCACTTATACTGATAGTGATAGTGAAAGCATCTTGGCTATGACAAGAGCACAGCTTCTAGCACTTGTAAAAAAATTGGGTCTACCTGTTGATAAAAAACTAAAGTCAGAACAATTAAAGCAGGAAATAATCAAAGCCGTATACGCTTCTTTAAAGCCCGAAGTTCCTGAAATTCCTGAGGTTCCAGTAAAAAGGTCTAAAAAAGACGCAAAGAAGGCTGAAAAAACTTTAGAGATTCCAGATGAGCCTGATAATGAATTTGAAAAATTAATTGCCTCGAAAGACAACGATGACATAGACGATGACTTCTACTCTTCGGAAGTCGACGGCGATATTGCTGAGGAGTTAGAGTCGCTAGACGGAAATCTTGAAATATCTTTAGGTGATATTTCAGACGCCGAAATAGAAGCCGGTTCAGAAGAAGATGAAGATAACGAAGACTGGGACTCGGTTTAATTAACAACGGAGAGACGTAGTGGATCTGTCAAAACTGAGCAGGAAGGACTTTCTAGATAGTGTTAAAGGAAGTATGGGAATTGCCTCTAATGCCTCTTCAATGGATTTATTTCTATGCTGGAAAAGTAAACCCGTTATCACGATTCACTTAGCTGATTTGCTTCCACTAGCCGAGGAACTCGTTTCTTTTTATAGAAAAAAGATACCGGTAATAAAAGATGAAAACGGGACCGTTGTTAGAGAAGACGTTGTTAACGGAAATCTGAAGCAGATGATGAACCTCTTTGCCGAATTAAAAAGTAAGCACGTTCCAGGGTACAAGCTAGTTTACAAGCAAGGTTTTAGTAGTAAAGACACACAGTCATTCATGGATCTAATGGTTATTGTAAAACAATTATCAGAGGCGTATCCGGATCGCGGAGTAACAGCAACTAGATACGTGAATACGCAGTTCGTATTTTATAGAGAAAACTTTGGCACGGTTCCAAAAATTCAGCACTTCATCACAGAGAACGCAATTTTAAGATTTAAAAAAGTGCTGGACCACACAGATACATGGCCTAGCGATAAAGAGATTGAGGCATTAACCAAATACGGAGCTTTTAATAAAGAGAAGATGTCTTTAAGGGAGTCGCACAGAATTGATGCAGAGAAGAAAGAAAAAGAATCACGAGAAAAATCATTATTTTATGACAAGTTTAGTGGAAACAGAATTTTCTTAACACAAGATGATAAGGATACGTATTTGTCTGACAATAGTAAGTTTGTGGAATGTAAAAACAGGGTTATAGAAAGAGACGCCTCAATTTATGAAGTACAGTATGTAATAGATTGTTACACTGCCAGAGATTCTGTTGGTCAGATTCCGAGCAGTGTTTTAGACTATAAGCGCGATCTTCTAAACTGGGCAAGGCAGAACGGAATAAAGGTTAGGTTGTAGCCGTGGATAAAAATAAATTACTAAAATCTCTTAAGAACAAGGACTCGAGTGCAAGGGAACTCAAATATGAAAATGCAAAAGCTTTTCTAGATGATAAGAAGGTCGTTTACAGAGTAAGTGAAACTCATTATCAAGCGAACTGTTTTCTATGCAACGATACCAGATACCGACTCGGCATAGATATTAAAACAGAACAATGGCACTGCTTTAACTGTAACTCTAAAGGCGGGTCGCTTAGAACTCTTAGCTATGCTTATGAAAACAAGGGTATCGTTAGTCAAAAAAATATAAAAGAAGAATATAGGAGAAAAAATCCGGGTAAAGTTAAGAATACAAATTTCTCTGATTTTGAAAAGTATCATAAGCTCTTATTCAGGACGACGAAGTACGCGGCGCTGAAGTATTTGACAGATGAGCGCATGATTTCTCAGGAAGCCACCACGTATTTCAAACTAGGTGTTAGATCCGTGTTTAAAGACAATGACGGTGGAACGTATGAAGCCGGAGAGCATCTGGCAATACCTCACCTAGTCGACGGGAAGTGCGTTAATCTTAAATACAGGGCCATAGATCCCGGTGTTGAAAAGTCTTTCAAGTGGAGACGAGAAAAGGGTGGAGAAACAGTACTGTATAACCACGATGTCCTTTATGACTTAGAATATGATGAAGTCATAATTACAGAAGCAGAGCTAGATTGTATATCCGTTTGGTGCATGGGCTACCAAAACGTGCTTGGTATGACAGCAGGCGCAGACGCATTTCAAGACCTGTGGTATGAGCAACTAAACAGGTTTAAAAAAGTATACCTTTTGTTAGACGGTGACGAAGCAGGACAAGAGGGCGCTTTAAAAATAGCAAAACGTTTGGGCTTAGATAGGTGTTTTAACGTCACCCTACCCGAAGACGTAAAAGATGCTAATGACTTTTTAAAGAAATACGGAAGAGAAAGCTTCCCTACACTATTACAGGGAGCAAGGCAGTTCGAAGTTCCGGATGTCGTGTCTTTAAGCGACGGTGTTAACTCATTGATTGATAAAATTTTAAACGGAGACAAAGACAAGGTAGTAGGTCTGGATACGCCTTGGAAGAAGATGAATGAAAAACTTGGCCCAGTTAGGTCCGGGCATCTAGTAGTTATAAATGCTAGACCAAAGGCCGGAAAAACATCAATGGTTATGAACTGGGTTCTTTATCTGGCAAACCGTGGCGTATCAGTCGGTGTATACACTTGCGAGATGGCGGTAGAAGATCTTGTCTGGAAGTTTATGACAGCGACGCACCCGATGACAGATTATGATATGACAAAAATAGATATAACCGAAGTTAAGGCCGCAGCCTGTGTTTTACCTTTAAAGAAAGTTCATTTCTATTATCCACAACTCGGTGATCTGGAGCTAGAGAAGGTCGTTGATAAGATGATAGAAATGACGCAGCGATATGGAATAAAGTTTTTTGTTTTCGATAATCTGCATTTTTTGTGTCGTGGCCCCGATGAGAAGGCATTGATAGATCAGGCGACTCAGGCGTTCAAAGTTCTCGCGGTGAACCTCGGCATAACAGTTTGTCTCATCACGCATCCAAGAAAAGGGGGTACAAAAAGTTTAACAAACGATGACTTAAAGGGGTCGTCGTCTATTTTTCAAGATGCTGACTCCGTCATTCTTTTAAACCGTAAGGTAACTTCAGAGGAGGAGGAAGGGGACTCAGAACTAGAACTGTCTACGGTCAGATTAAACATCACGGCGAGGTTTAGATCAGGCGGTAGATGCGTATTAGCATTTGACGGAAGTCGCGGCTTATTTACAGAAAGTGGTTTTCTGTATTCACAGGTAATTAAAAACGCGAAAAGAAACAAAGGGAGAAAAGGTAAAGATGAGTAACGAAAATACGACACAGCCGAATACGGTAACATATTGGGAGTCTAGGCAGATAAATATTGGTGATTATGAGAACATAAGTTTTGGCGCAACTTATGGTCTGAAGATCATAGAGATAAACAGAAGGGATAAAAAAGTAGAGATAAGTAGCGCACAGTCAGCCGCAGTTTATCAGTCAATAACTATAGAGGACGCCTTCAGTGTAGCGGTGGAGAAGGTGCACGGGATTCTTAATGCAAGAGAAAAAGAAATTCGTTTGATGTCTCAGATAAATGGTGGCACGGCTTTTAATACTGCGCAGAAAGGGATTGATTTTAATATTATCAAACCTGAGGATCTGGTTAAGAAGGAAAAAATCAATACGGGCTTCATTGAAGAAAAGCCCGCACGAAAATTTAAAGATGAGGATTTTGATGATTTATTTGACGATGAGCCGGTAACGAAAAAACAAAAAAAGAGTACGTTTTTTCTAGTGAATAAAACCGCGTGTACTTCAAAAAGAGGAAAAAACTTAGATACGGACATTGGTGAAGACAGTGCTTTTGATTTTGACGAAGATGAGCAGGTACCGTTTTAACTATTACAAATAAGGATTAGGTATTGTTGTGAGTAAATTAAGTGATGTTGAATTGAATTTTGAAATAGACATGTCCACTGATAAAATCATGGAGATAATGAATAGGGTGGAGCACGCTAAACAGACAGCCATGAGCGGTCAGATACTCCGAATAAAGATAAACCATAATACGTGCTTGGTATTCAAAGAAGTCGGCCACATGACTAAAGCGCACAGCCTTTTAGCTACAGAAGCGGCAGATAGGAAGGATAAAGAAGATGTCTCGGTGCAGTGACTGTAGTTTGCACAGAGCGTGTCGTAATCCGTTAATATCTGGGGATACGCTAGGTGGCGGCGTACGACCGGATCTGATGATAGTTCAGGACTACCCAACATTTTTTGATGACCGTTGCGATTCCGTTCCAAGCGGCGATACAGAAAGGAAGTTGCAGTACCTCCTTGATGCAGCAAAGATAAACAAAAGTAGGGTGTATTTTACTAGTGCCATAAAATGCTCGGTAAAAACGGTAGGTGATATAAAAAATAAGAACCTAGATGCCTGTCGGCCAAACCTATTGCAAGAGATTAAAAAAGTAAGGCCGAAGCTAATTATTGTAATGGGTAAAATATCTCACCTGATTCTGACAGAAATTTCTTCTGTCTCTGAATTTGCTGGTCATTTTTCTGACTTTTCATTTGAGTATGAAGTAGATAGGGGGGCGGCTGGGATTTCAAGACCGACGTTAAGCACGAAGATTCTTCCGACCTATAGTTTAGCCGTATCAATCAAGAAGTGGGAGTTAAATAAGGAAATCATACGGCACTTCATGAAAGCAAAGGAGTACTTAACATCTGGATTAATCAATCAGACGACGTGTCCTGCACCGAATGTAATACTGTCTCTTGAGCAACTTGATTCTTTTAAAAAAAGAGCAATGGGATATGAGTCTGCTGCTACAGACTGTGAAACCACGGGATTTGAATTCTTTAGGGATAAAATAATAAATGTTGGCTACGCAAACGATCTCGGTGTTGATATTCTATATCTAACGCCTTATGAAGAGGAACACATAAAAGGCTTTGATTTGGCTAACCAGCATCGTGCTAGAAGAATAAATTTATTCATAAACACGAATGGTGAGAAAATAAAATCTGTTCTTGAGCAGGTAAATAGTCATGTAAAATTAATTTTACATAACGGAAAATTTGACAGTAAGTTTACAAGGTTTAACGGTTTCCCGTATAAGAGACTCTACGCTGATACTCTTATAGCAGACTCACTGATTGATGAGAACGTCCCGCATTCTTTAAACTTCTGTCTTGAAAGGCGTGGGATAGATTTTGGTCCCTATGATACAAAACTATGGCAGTATGTTAATAAAGATGAAAATAAAAGAAAAACTTATCAGTTCGTACCGCCTCTAATCTTAGAAAAATATCTTGCATACGATGTTCATGGTGATTGGCTACTTTGGCAGAAGCAGAAGAAGGAGCTAGAAATTGAGGGTTTACTCGAGCATTTTTTTAAAGATAAGATGCCCGCGTTAAAGATGGTCACACATTCCGAGTATACGGGATTTAAAGCCGATAAGAGTTTAATACACGCTGTTTCAATATCTATTCAGAAAAAACAAGCTGATTTGCAAAATAAATTAGTCAGAATAACTAAGAACAAAGATTTCAATCCAAATAGCGGGAAACAGATATCAGAATTCCTAGTAAATAGCCACTACCCACTAGCTAGACTGAAGATTGCTGAAACAGCGACGGGGTATAGTTCGTCAAAGGCAGAACTGGAGAAGTTCTTACCGTATAAGAAATACGCCGAGTTTCCGCAGGCCTTACTTGATTACAAAAAATTGATGAAGATAAAAGGTACATATGTAGATGGTAAGATGGGATCCGGGGGAATGTTGCAGTATTTAGATAGGTCTCACAGAATACACACGAATTACAATATGTGGACGCCGAGGACATCTAGGTGGAGCGCGAACAAACCGTCAGTACAAGTTTGGCCTAGACCAATTAAGGGGTTACCCAATGCTAGAAATTTTGTCATACCAACTCGTGGCTGGAATCTGTTTGAAGCCGACTATAAACAACTAGAGCAATGCGTGGTTGCGGCATTGTCAAAGGACAGGGCACTTATTGATAAGATTAATGATAACACGGATCTTCACTGTTTTAATAGCGTGTACATTGGGAAGCAGTTAAAGAGCATTGATAACTGGGTATCTTATGAGCACATGCTGGTTGCAAACGATAAGCACCATGGAATTCTTGATGAGACTACAGTAAAGGAGCTTTTAAAAGATATTGAAAAACATGGAGTGTCCTTTGACTGGAAAGAAAAAAGAACGCAGGCAAAAAATATAGGTTTTGGGCTGAATTATGGTAAAGGCGCGAAGTCATTTAGTGAGGAATTCGGTATATCAGAGGACGAGGCGCAGAATATGATAGACGCTTACTTTGATCTGTATCATGGGATGAAATCGTGGAGAGATAAAATAATAAAACAGGCACTAACAACGGGTGTAATAATGCTTAGATCAGGAAGAAAACGCAGGTTTACTGCAGCAACGGATTGGCTAAACTCAGATTTATCTGATAAGGTCTGGTCTGCTAAAATGCTTAGAGAAGAGATAGCGCGTCAGGCAATGAACTTCCCAGTACAGGGTGGAGCGCATGAGGTATTTGAGCCGGCCTGTGTAAGGCTAGCCAATCGTTTTAAAAAAGAAGGGCTGAGAGCAAGATTGATGCTGTATATTCATGATGGTTTAGTCGGCGAGTGCCCGACCGAGGAAAATGAAGCAGTATCACGTATTATGTCTGAGGAGCTAACTCACGTATTTAATAAAGATACCGCTTATGAGCTGACACTAGGTATAGATAAGGATTTTTATACCGGATGCTGGTACGGAGAAAAATTTCACTTGAGATAGGCGCCTTTCTAATATATATATATATGAAATAGGATTTGGTTATGGAATTTGAGGAAGATTTAAAAATAAATAGAATAAAAATAAATGATGAGCTTGCAAAACAGGCGTCTCTGTTTTTCTTTTATTCAGAAGAGCACGCGGCTCTAGAGAGTAGTCATGCCCGTATCGAATATGTTTATGATATGTTATACGCTGAAGAAGCAGATAAAATAAGAACAAAATACCGTAATGTTAAGGCAGGACCATCAGAAACGGCCATTAAGCACATGGTTTTGATTACCCCAAAAATAAAGGAGTTAAAGAAGAAGCTTATTAAGATAGAGTCCTCCATGAAATTTTCAAGAGTTAGAGTAGAAGCCCTAAGAATTAAATCTGAAATGTTAGTGTCATTATCTAATAATGTTCGGAGCGAATTAAAATCAACAAGTTTTGCCAAAACTTAACAATAAGGAGTTAAAAATGTCTGGTAAAAGCAAGTTCATATTAACTGGGTCAGCCAGTAGCAAAGCAGTCGGCGATGCGACAAAAAAAGGTTCGCGTGTTTCGACTTTCAAAATGAAGTCCGATAAAGCAAGAGTCCTGATTCTTGGACCGACAAGCAGAGAAGAAGCTGTGTTTGGGATAAGCCTTGGTTATGCCTGCTTTAACGGTAAATCGGAGTTCGTAGCGGGCTGTGCGTCAAAGACCGCGTTTGGCGGCAAAGACAGGATAGCTGAGATTGGTTGGAGGCTTAGAAAAAGGTTTGAGAATGATCCATCAGATAAGAAGAAAAACCTTTTTAAACAATACCTACCTAAAAAGGCGTATTGCTTAAATGTATTGGATCTAGATAATTTAAGTGCAGGGCCTCAAAGATGGGAGAACGTACCCATTTCTATTATGGAAATCATTTTCGAGGAAATTAAAGAACTAGGGGATGATTTAACTAGCCTCTGTGATTTGGATAAGGGAAGACCGCTTCTTATTAAAACAAACGGTAAGCAGGGCTTAGAAAAGCGATACAGGGCACAGTTTAAAGACATCGGTGTTAACCTTAATTTATCTGATGAAGAAGTTGATAAAATTTTTGAGAATACAAAACCCTCGTCTACATATCAAACTCCTTACGACGAAAAAGCAGAGAGTGAGGTATATGAGTATCTTATGACGAGGTTGGAGAAACTAGGAATATCCTTGGATTCAGACGAGGAACTCGATACCGACTACGAACCTAAACGCACAGTAAATAAAAGAAATACATCTGGCAATGAACAACCTGTAAAGAAAAAGCTATCTGACTTTGATGAAGATGACCTTGAAGAAGAAATAATAGATACAGATGACGATATGGAGTAAGCATCTGAGCGTGATCAATCAGGTGTTCGAACTGACATAAACTGTGGAGAGAGAATATAGTGTATCAAGAAATGTTTAGGAATCTAAATCAGGATCAAAAGGACGTCGTTCTGCACAGAAATGGGCCTGCTATAACACTTAGTTCGGCTGGTTCTGGGAAGACGTCTACAATTATCACAAGAATTTGTCATCTGATAAATGAAGACGGTATGTCACCGTATTCAATACTCGCCATCACGTTTACAAAAAAAGCCGCTGATGAAATGGCCTCAAGGCTATCTGGTGTTCTAGGAGATATTGAGGCTAAACGTGTTAAAATTGGAACAATACATTCTTTTTCAAGACTCATATATGTTAAAGCAATGGAGGCGTCCGACCCACTTTTTGAAACGCCTATATTGGCGTCGGTTAAGATCGGAGACTTCTGGCCCAGATTTATGCAGGCCGCTGTAAAATCTGAAATACGTCTAATATCCGCGAACATGGAACCCTATCTTGCTTTTGTATCATCTTTGAAAAGAGACTTGATAAAGATTGATGAGTACTGCGAGAAAAATGATTTACTAGTTAGTGGCGTTTTCACGCCTAAAGTAATTAGTAGGTCATCAAAACGGGTTTATAGCTTAGAATCTTCATTCGTTATTTTTTACAATATGTATGAGCGATGGAAGAACGAAAACAATTACATGGACTTTGATGATATGCTTCTATACGCACTAAATACTTTAACTAGTGATAGAACCAGGAAGTATATAGAGCCGTATCTTAGCAAGTTTGAAGAACTGCTAGTCGATGAGAGTCAGGATACATCTTTTGTCAGTTTTAAAATCATTGATGAGTTATGCAAGATAACGAATAACGTAACTTTGGTCGGAGACACTAGACAATTAATTTACGGCTTCTCAGGTGCAAGACTATCTAACCTACATTCCTTTATCGATAAGTATTCCCCGAAAGTATATGATTTAAAAACAAACTATAGATCAACTAAAACAATTGTTGATAATTCAAATAAACTAATACGTAACGCTCCTGGTGTGCTTGGCGCCCCTGCGATTGCGAACAATAAGCGTACTGATATTCCGATTGACTTTTTTCTTTCTGATAATGAATCCGATGAAGCGGAGAGAATCACGCTCAATGTGGAAAGATTAATCTCTGGCGGTGTGCAGCCACATGATATTTCAATTATCTATCGAGTACACAGCCAGGCCGTAGCCTTAGAGGACTCGTTGTACTCACATAAAATTCCTTACTACTCTTATTCTAAGAAAGCATTTTACCTTAGAAAAGAGATAAAGGACATCTTAGCTTACCTAAGAATTGTTTACATGAACAGCAGCGTAACAAAAACAGATGTAGAACGAATCATAAATAAACCGAGCCGCCTTTTACCCAAGACTGCGGTGTCAGAGGTTTTTAATGTAAAGCGTGAGAATAGGGCGTCTCTACTTAGTGCAATCGAATTGTGCGACAGCCTTGATAACTGGGTTCTTAGAAACTTAAATAAGTTTAGATCTGATATTATGAAAATCATGGACCACGCGCATAGAGCGAATAACGTGGGCGAGGTAATAGAATACATTTTAAATGAAGGTGGTTATCTAACCTACTTAAAAGAACAGATTGAAGTAAGGGAAGTAGAATTTGACCCTGTATCAAACTTTGATGCGTTAATTACTTCGGCTAAAAGGTTTACATCAGGCGAAGACTTTTTAGACCATATAGCAAAATTAGCTGACACGGACGACAAAAATGAGAATGGAAACTATGTTAAACTAATGACTATTCATATGAGTAAAGGAAGAGAATGGGATCACGTTTTTGTCGCAGGAATGTGCGATAGATTCTTTCCAATTTATCGAGCAGTAGAAGAATGCGAAATACATGAGGAAAAGCGAGTCGCCTATGTAGCGATAACACGACCTCGGGAGCAGCTTCATATATCTTCCATAGTACGTTCGTATGGAAGATTTCGCGTAAAGCCTAGCGTATTTCTAGAAGATATGGACGTAAATATTGATTTAGCGTTAAGAGAAATGCAGTTAACAAAAGAAGAATTGGGGAAGTATTACAATGGCAAAGAAGAAGCAAGAAATTACTGGGAATAAGAAAAAATCATTGTCTGATATATTATCCGGAATTAAGGGGATGCGGGCAATGGTTCTTGAAGGAAATACAGAGAAGGTGTTTGAAGTGCCTTATAGGATACCCTTTAGTCATAGAGGGCTTCAGGCAATTACAGGTGGAATCATGGGCGGGAAATTCCATGAGATAAGCGGGGATAGCCAGTCCGGTAAATCCTTTTTACTGTACGAGCTTATCAAAAATACTCAGGAGATGGGAGGATATGTTTTACTATTTGATGGAGAAAGGGCTTTAGAAGAAGCTTACTTAAAGGTAGTTGGAATTGATTCCGAATCTGGAACGCTGGCTATTGAGTACAATATGGACGTAGAGAACTTCTTCGGTGTTTCCTCACAATTCATTAAGGCAGTAAGGGATGTAGATAAGAAATGCCCGGTACTTATAGGAGTAGACAGTTACCCGGCATTTACAATACCAGATGCCATCGAAGAAATGGAAAAAGGTAAGGACCCTAAAGGGTATGCGGCCATGCAGAAGAACGGTAAGTTTAGTCAGGGCATAGAAAAGTTTATTCAGATTCTAGATGCGCACGATGCGACCATGGTCTTACTAAACCAGACTCGAGTGGATTCAAAAATCATGTATGGAGACAACACAATAACACTCGCAGAGAATGTGATCAAGTTTTGGTGTACGCAGAGAATCAGAGGGAAATTGCAGAAGAAGCTAGTAAAGTTATCAGATAGCATAGAAATAAAAAAGGGCGTAAAAACAGTTGTTGGTTCAACGACTAAGTGGACAACGATTAAGAATAGAAGCGTCAAACCGTTTCAATTCGTCACTACAAAAGTCAGGTACTCGACTGGACTAGATGTTTGGTCAGGCGTTGATGAGCTTCTCGTAAACATGGGAAGGATTACTCAAGCAGGAACGACAATAGGCAAAGAAGGCGAGAAGCTAGGTAAACCAGTGAAGGGGTTTAAGTTAAAGCGCGGAGATAAATTTTACTATGACATAGAGGCTATCTGTGGGGAGAATCCCGACCTACTTGAATCTCTATGGACAGGGTCTAATGACGAAGACGGATTAGAATTAGAAGAGACAGAAGGTGGAAATAATGGAGAAGAGTAGAAAAAAGATATTCGTGTTCTCAAGCGACTGGCATCTTGGACTGGTTACTGCAGGAATTGATAGAAGACACGAGATTATCGGAATTGCAGAACAGATAGTATCTCATTGCAAAAAGATTCAGGACAGAGGTGACAACGTAACTTTAGTTCTTGGTGGAGACCTGTTTGAAACCCACGACCCAGGAGAGGATTTAATCGCGTTATTCATACAAGTCATGAATATGCTGAAGAACGAAAAAATAGAAACGTACATCATAGTTGGTAATCACGAAGCGGTTGCAGATCCTGACAGACTGTCATGTCTATCCTTTCTTCACAAAACAAGGGTCGGATATGAGAATATTGAGTTAATCGACACTATATCCGCTAGGGAGATCGGTGAGACGCTAATGACCTTCTTACCGCACGTTACCAAGGCCACACTTGCTCACCTGGAGAAGGGCGACGGGGACAAGTTTGATAGTACGCAGGACTACATTAATAAAACCTGTAATAAGATAATGGCTGTTTTCGGAAAGAAGAAAAATATAAAGACGCACATAGTTTTTTCTCATCTGAACGTAAAGGGCTGCCATCCGGGTAGTGAGGAAAACCTTCTTAGAAAATCAGAGGTGTTCTTACCAAATTGTTTTACCAATACTCAGCCGGGTATGTTAACTCCTACTATCATAAACGGTCACATTCATGAAAACCAATCCTTCGGAGACAATGGGTACATAGTCGGTAGCCCGATATTTTGTTCATTCGGAGAGAAATACAATAAGGTGTTCGCTGAAATAACAGTAGGGAATACTGTTGAAGTTAATCTAATAGAAACGAACTTTACACCATTCCGAAGCTTAGACCTTCAGATTACGGATGGTAATCCTGATATTTTTAAAATAAAGGAGCTACAGGATTTTGTAACTGACATCAGAGCAGGGGTAAAAAAGCACAAAGTTAAACCAATAGTAAAACTTTCAGTAGTAATCGCCGCCGATAAGAATACTTACGACTGGAAGAAAATAACGGCCAGCTTAGCCGAGTTAACTTACGCAGAGGCTGTGCTACCTATAGAAGTTAAAGTTATTCAGAACCGAGCGATTAGAAACGAAAATCAGAGACCGGATTTATCGCCGGATAAGGCAGTTAAGGTTTTTTTGAAAAATCATTTAGGTAATGACATGGAAAAAGCAAAACTGATCTATAAACGATCAAAACCATATCTGGGGTTTATATGAAAATGAATACAAAAGAGTTCTGCGTTGAACCCGCTAGAACGCTTAGCTGCGAATTCTATATGGATACCCGCAGTAAATTGAATCTATTACACGGCGCAATCGGAATAATGACAGAAGTAGTAGAGCTGGTCGAAGCTATAAATATCAAAGGAGAGATCAAAGACAGAACAAACTTTCTTGAGGAGCTAGCAGATATAGATTGGTATGCCGCGATATTCTATAGAGAATTGTTCTTGCCAACAGATAGGCAGCAGGTAACTCACGGCTCAAGCAGTATATTGGAAATCGTTATTGAATTGAATAGCCTGTCTGCCAAGCTACTAGACTTGTTTAAAAAGTATAGCTATTACGGAAAAGAAATAAACTCGACAGTAGTAACGGAATTAGTTTTTGAAATAGAGGATCGGCTTATCGAGTTAGCCCTTAGAGCAAATTCGACACTTGATGAAGCAAGATACGCAGTAATAAATAAGCTAAGAGTTAGATATCCTGAGAAGTTTACGAGCGAATTAGCAGACAATAGAAACTTAGAAGCAGAGAGAAAAGAACTTAACAAGGTATAGGTGCAGTATGTATGTCATTTCAAAATTGATAACAAATAACTTCGGTATTCTCAAGGGAACGCAGGAGCTAGATTTTCTCGTAGGAGATGAGTGGAGAGACGTCATTGGAATCAGGGCCGAGTATAGTGAAGATAAGACCAGATCGAATAGGGGCGGGAAAACGACTATTACGGAAGCAATTAAGTACGCGATAGATGGATCTTCTAGGGCAAAAAAAGAAGTACAATTGATACATCACGGAGAGAAGGCAATGTATGTAGCGCTGCACTTATTAAACACAGAAGATAGAACTGTTAAAAAAATAAAACGTGGCAGAGATTTAAAGAATAACGGAATTCTATCGGTCGACTGGATTGAGAAATCAAGAGACGCACAGGAAGAGATAAACGAATTACTTAAGATAACAAAGGAAGATTTTACTCTGACTAACTTCTTTAAGCAGTCAGATATACACGGATTCATGGATAAGTCCTCGACTGAAAAAGGTGAGCTATTGATGAAATGGATCACTAAAGATCACTGGAAAGAAAAAGAAGACAGAGTAAAAAATGATAGGGATTTTGTTAAGGGTAAGTTAAATGAGAATGAGGCAACTAGAGCCGCATTATCGTCAAGTCTGGAAATTACAGAAAACCTTGAATTAGAATTAGAAGAAGTACGTGGTCAACGGGATGAGACAAGACAGGTAACAGATAAATACGCGTCGAACAGAAACAAGTTATTCAAAGAGTACAGCCTTCTAAAAGAGAAGAAAGAGGAAGCGGATAGAGAAATCAACGAAGTACGAAATAACTTAGATTCGGCAATTGACGACGCGGCTCTACTTGAAAAGAATGAGAACGCTTTAAGACTACTGGAAGAAAAACTTAATAAGTTATCAGTTGAAGCGAAGCCAGTAAAAGAACAGTTATATGCAGATGCTATCAAAAATAAAGCAAGTACCAGTCATGCGTATGAAACACATAAAGCCGTATTAAATGATCTATCAAAAATAAACGGCGGTATCTGTCCTGTTCTAAAGAAAAGCTGTACTTTGATTGATTTATCTCCGGCTGAAATTGAGAAAGAAAAAGGAAGGCTAGCAGAGTATGCGGGATTACTAACTCAGGCAAACAACCGCGTATCTGAGCTTGACGAACAGAAGAGATCTTTTGATGAATTTCAGAAAACCGAAGAAAGTAGAAATTCTCTTAGAAAGACGATTGCGTTAGACAAGAGTAACGCCAATGTTCTTAAATTCAAAGAAGAGCTAGATAAGTTAGAGCAGCGGCAGCGGGTTGATCTTTCAGAGCTAATAAGAAAAATAAAACAATTGGACGACCTTATAAAAGAAAAACGGGAGCTTCTAAGGGCAGCGGACTCAAAAATAGGTCAGCTAGAGCATAGAATAAAAGTATCGTTAGATTCTCTATCTAAGATAGACGAAGTTTCTAAGAGAAGCGCGACACTAAGAGCTGAATTGGAAGAATTAAATTACCTCGCTTTCATGTTTGGTAAAAACGGTATACCGTCCGGTGAGATTGAATACGCGTTTAAGGACGTGGAGGATAACATAAATTACATACTAGACAACATGGGTTGCGGGTTTAACATTTCATTCTCACCTGATAAGGAACTCGATAAGTGGGAGCCAGCCTGCCATTGTGGTTTTGTTTATCCGAAGGGGTATAGAAAGTCAGAATGCGAGTCATGTGGTTCAGTTAGAATGAAGCAGCGAAAGAACGAGATAAGCTTCGACATACTTGAAAACGGTAATGAGTCTAAGTTTGAGTTAGACAGTGGTGGGGGAAGAACAATACTGAGTTATGCCGTTAGAATTGCAATTTCTATGCTGAAACGGGATCAGGGTAAAAATAAGTTAGATGTTCTGTTTTTAGACGAAATTGACTCTGCTCTTGATCCGTTTTTCGTGAAGCAGATAATAAGCTCTATCACAAATGTTTTGACAAAGAAGCTGGGCTTCAAGCAGATTGTCATGGTATCACACAAAGAAAAGGTGAGAGCCACCGTGCCTCATCAAATTTTGGTAACGCGTAAACCAAGTGGAGACAGCGAAATGAGGTTTGTGTAATGGCTAAGTGTAAAGTAGAGAAAACTGAAGAAAGGTTCACGTTCCAAAGAAACACTATTTATATCGGAATAGACTTAGGGCTTAAAGGTGGTATAGTTGCCACGTATAAAGGGGAAATAATCTTTAAAGAAGTAATGCCATTGATTGCAAGTACGGATGTTGATATTGAACGGCTGTATAACATACTTTTTGAACTAAAGTCACAGGCAAAACTTACGGAGGCAGAAATTCATGTTGTTTTTGAGAAATTCGCGGGTTTCTTTGGCTATATGAAATCAGCTGCCGTATCTCTTGCTAGACAGAGCGGCATGGTGGAGGCTGTTGTCTCGTTATTTGGGGCACCGTATACGAAGGTCATTCCGCAATCTTGGCAGAAAGTAATGTGGAAGGATTCAAAAATTATAAACAAGGGTGACGGACGAAAAGATACTAAAAAAATTAGTTTGCTAACAGCTAAGAGGCTATTTCCAAAAGAAAGTTTTTTAGCAACAGAAAGGTCGTCTAAGCCGCATGACGGACTAATAGATGCGGCGATGCTTTCATTATACGGTTACAGAGAGAGACTATAGGAGCAGCAGAGATGAATGATAATATATATGACATGGAATACGTAGGCGAGTTTAACTGCGTCGTTATAAAATATAACGTAGAAAAGGGTTTTGGATTTGTTAGGCCTACTGATGGTAAATTAAGGGATGACGCCTTTGTCCACTATAGCCAGATAGACACCGATAAACCCGGATTCAAGAAGCTGTTCACAAATCAGAATGTTTTATGTAAAATTTATCTTGGTCAAAGGGGATACACGGCAAAAGATATACAGACACTAGAAGCAGCAGTGCCGGTTGAAGATGGAAACCATTAAGTTAAAAATTCTGATATCAGGAATAAGATATAAAACGTTTGGAAACGGAAAAGTTGGTGCGGTAATTACTGTTTCACCGATGTGTCCTAAAAGTGAAAAAATAATAGAAAAGTATGGCTTCACGCAGATACTCGTAGATTCGGTTAACGAATTACTGGAAAATCACATCGGTTTAGGTAGCGTTCACGTTATCGGATTAAATCCGGAAACTTCTGCGGTAGAGTTTAAGATGCGGGAATACCCTATAATTGAAGCGGATCTGAGTGATTTAACAAAATGTCAGACATGCGGCGCTATACTGGAACAAAGAAATGATGATATGTTCTGCGGCAATCTTTTATGCGCTGCCAATAGTTTGTCATCAGTCATAAAAATAATGTCAAACTGCAGTAACGTGTTCTCATTGAGTGAGATCAAATACTATTTAGACAATTACATATCCGATGGTGATGTTGTGGGTATTAGAAATCTGTTCGAGTTTTATCAGAATTTCTTTTCAGTAAAGGAAAAAAACACGGCCTCACGAGAGACACTGTGGAAGACACTTGTAGGAGGGGATAATGGAGAAAAGTGCTTTTATATAGATGTAGCGTATCAGAACGAACTTGTAAGAGATTCTTACAAGTATTCTGAGTTCTGGTCAGCTTGTAACTTCCCAGAAGTCCCCTACGGATCTCACCCTGATTGGGATAAGTTGTCTCCTAGTTACGTACTTGGTTTAGAAAGCATCTGTACGGATATCGAGAAAAAAATATCGCCGGATGTAGTAAAAACTATTTCAGATAATATAGACTTCATAGCACTTATGTATGATTGCTTCACGAATGGGAGGGACGTACGATGGATTCCGACGTAAATAAGCTATACAAGGACATATCGGAGCTTCTATACAATGAGCTAAAAGGTGCGAAGTCTCTCAATGGCGAGCAGATAAAGCGGTTTAAAGACTATTTTTTACTAGATGAGGAAGAACTGGGCCTGTTTTATACCGAATACAACTTAATTATAACCGAGCCTAACACACTTGATGGAATGAGATCCTTTATAGACCTATCTAAAACCCCTCTATCGCTTGATATACGGGAGTTCTCTGCCTGCCTAGTCATTTACCCTTATTTCAACGACGGGCTCATTGCGTCGGCGATAGGGTACTAGCCGTACTCAACTATTCAAAGAACCTTGGGTAATTGACTAGGCTTTAGATCAAATTTTTCCCTGATGTACTCGGCATCTAGTAAACCGTTGTCATCAAGAAACTCACTGTAATTCTTTAAAATGTAATCAGCTATACCTTCAATGGTAAGACGTTTTTCTTTATCCATTCTTGACATAATTTTATGATCTCCTCTGTGTAGCCTGAGCAGTAATTATGCTTAACCCGCGGAACTTCAAAATAAGCAGACGCAGTTAATTTGACTTCATGCGAAGGTTCTCCGTCCCTACTGCACCTCATTAGTCTGATACCGCCAAATTTCTTACCGTTGTCTTGCAGGCAGTAAACAAGAAGCTCTCCGTATGCATTCCATGAGTGGTAAGTAATTTGACAATGCCCGACATTGTTCAAGGATCTATCGAATAACTTAAAAATTGGAACATGATTAGCCTTAGCAACCTTTAGCATTTCGGTTCTATGATTTTTAAGATAAATAAGATCTTCTTCCATTTTGGTATTGCGCTTAACTTTTCCTTATTGAATATGTGGTAAGGAGTAGTTTTTAGTTTATGCAAGTTGATCTCATGTTGAGCAATAAACTTATCAATCGCTGAAACGGTTCCAAATTTTATTAACTTAATTTCCATTCATCAACCTTCCTCTGTTAAATTAAGACCGTAATAAGTGTCGTCGTGTAACTGTAATGAAGGGTCTTTAAAAATACTGAGATCCTCAAGCATGTACTGCTTAACATCTGCGTTTTCATATCCTTTTCTAACCTTAACTTTTAATCCTGTAGGAAGTATCGACGTGTAGTTAAATCGCCCTACGCCTTCAATTCTTTTGTTCAACCTTTAGTTACTTTATTAACTGCCTCAGTAGTTTCTCCAAAAAACGCTTTTGGTAAAACAACTACACCTATGCCCTCTAGATCAACTTCGTAAATATCGTTTCTTTCCTCAATCAGTTCACCCGTAGCTCCGTGGCTTTCAGGTCTTATTGAACTAACTGGTAATAATCTAACCTTCTTCATTTTCTTCTCCTTTTACTCTTAATTTCATTGTTCTCTGATGCTCTTTAACCCATATCAGCTTAACCTGAGAGAAGTCTACCCCACAAGGCTGCCACCTTGGATGCGTCCTTACGCGAACACTTCCATCAAAATAGTTTTTTGCATTTTTTACATAATTCCAATTAATTGCGATAACTGGGATCGAGCACTGATTTCCATGGTTCTGCACTTCTAGCCGCTTTTTCTGTGAGTTGGTTCTACCGCAGGAGGGTGTGAGAAGAAGTAATTCAGGATCCGAGCTATTTATGTATAACAATATATTGAAGAAAGTCTTTATCATGTCGGCCTGTCCGTGTACTTCTTCCTGCTGTTCTACGGTGCCACGTCTAACCAGCATCCTTTTACCGTATAGCATGTCCGACACGCTTTCATCCCCGGTTAGCTTGTGTACGAAATGCCCCAGTCTGTTTATATCAAACGACCCGTCTTTACCTATTTGGTAAGAGAAAGAGACTAAACGCTCCCCGATAAACTCAGGTAAAAAGCCCTGTAACTTATCAACTATCCCAATCTTAACGTAAAACCCTGTGACGGAGTCACCGTCCTTGTCGAAAACAACTTCGTCTGGAAGCGAGACATAAGCAGTAAATGAGTCCGGTAAGTAGGCTAGTTTAATATCCCTGTCCGGTATTTTATGTAGCGCAAGAAGGAAGTCCCTACATACGTGATACGTTGCCGCTCTTTCAATTTTATGCGAACGCCCGAGTCTAAAGAATAGACCAGCGGACTGATCTTTGACAATCTGATTGAACAGCGCCTGATCTTCAGGAGGATGGCGCTTTGGTAGAATAACCGCCAAACCTTCTTCGGTTTCACGAAATAGACTAATGGCGGTCCTAATTAGTTTTAAATTTTCTTTCTCTCCTCGGTTACCCTTAAATAACTCGGGAACAAGGACTTTTTTTAATCTCATACTACTTACCTACTCTCCATAATCCTGTGATTTTGTTATAACTAATCAAACCAACCTGATAAAAGTGCATTGCTTTATTTTTTAATTCTGGGTTTCCATAGGGGTACATATCATAATTTGGCCCCATAGAGTTTAGGGCAACCACAAGAGCACTTGCCTCTCTCTTTAACTTATTTATTGGCATATCTCTCACCTCCTCTCTAGTAGACTAAGTGTCAGACCCCTCGACTTCGCCTCTAGTGCGTAAATACCAAACTCTGTTTTTAACGACTTATCCACAGCGTCTGAAAAGCCATACAGTGATGTCCACATATTTTTTAGATTGTTAATTGACTTTACGACGGTGGCGTCTGCTGAATGTTTTACAACACCACGCCTACCCCTAAGATTTGACCGGTATTGATTCGCCAGTATCTTGTAATAGCTTTGATAAGATACTGCTTTTATGCTGTTTCCAATATCGCGAAGATTATAGTTTCTACCCTCTGCCGGATTAAAGTACGAACATGCGGAGAATACTGCTTCAAAAAATAATTTCCTGAACTTCTTATTTTTTGTTTTCTTGTATGAGTTAAAGTGATCCTCGGCTATTAGTAGGTTAAGTTTAAGCTCCTTTTCCTGACGATTAGTGGTTCCGAGATTAATTTTTAGGCTTACTTTTCCTGCTTCGTAGTGCTTAAACTTGGTTATCTTCGTTAACTGACTGCCTAGTTTCTCGCCGTTGATCTTAAGCCCATAGACTGGCGTAATAGCAAGAAATTTTCCATTATTAGTTTGATAGATTTCAAACGGCTTCATCTTTTTCATCTTCCGGTTCTCCTATCTGGTAGAACCACGCAGTTAGTCAGTATAGCCCAAACATCTTTACCGTTTATGCCCTTATTTTTACCGTCTATAAATAGCCTATTCACGGTGAACGCGTATTCATTACTTTCTAGATGTGCGGTCTCTTCTAGAAACTTCTCGCAGAATTTAAAGTCATCTATTTTTAGTTTCTTATAGAGTTTACCTAGTATTACATGACTTTGATTTTCAATAAACTTATCAAGTCTTGGGTTACTTCTACTAATTTCCATTATTCAACTCCTTCAGCATTAAATTAAAGTCCTTAATTACAATCGGGTAATTAGCCGGTATCAGTCTGAGGACCGAAATAAGATTTATCGTAGGTATATTCTCTTCGTTTAAGAGATAATGCGCCCGTCCATCAATTTCCTTTTTAGGTATGGGCCATGAGCCACCGTTAAAAAAAGATATGGTGTTGTCTAGTATTCTATGAAGGAATATCTCGGCATTCATAAACTCTGCTCTGGTCGGGTTACCGAACACTAGAGAAGCTGATTTAGTAACGATGTTCTCATTCGTGTTCAATCTTGGCAGACTCGAGGCATAACTTATGTTCGAGCTAAAGACTGATGTTACTATTCTGGCGTCAATTAATTCTGTCGTCTTTTTACTTAAATCAATAGCCACCAGATAGTCACCTGTGCTAACAAGTTTGAAGTCGTGAAAGCACTTCGAGTTATCACCGACACTATAAATTCCTGTTTTAAGAAATAAAGCCCTATTTGATGCGACATTGACGATAAAAATCTGCATATCAGTCACCTATACTTTCTTTAATTTTAAAGCGTTTAAAGAACGCATCTTTAAAGGCGGCGGTTAGCTCATCCAACTTCACATAAACGCCCTTGATCTTATTGATTCGGTTAATGCGTTTCTGTATTTCTTTTACCAAGTGGCAACCGCGTCTATGCCGTTACAACAATTCGGCTCTCTCATTTTTTCATTCCTCTTATCTCTTCAACAGCTACTTCAAAATTACCGTTAAAAATTGCTTCGTTTATCAGATCCTGTATCTCGTTTTGATAAGGTATCGGCGTGATTACTGATATTGAATTCACAACTATAAAATCTTTTTCGTGATCAAAACCCTGTTCTCCGTGGAAGTCATAATGATCGATTCCATCCTTCTCAACATCGAAGTCTTTTACTTTTAATTCAACCTCGCCAACATAAGGAATGACTAACTTGAACGTATCGTTGAACGAGCTAAAGTCCGTAGTCTGAAAAACTATTTTTCTTCTGTAGCTGAAGAACCCCAACGCCATAAACATCTCATTTTTAAATCTTTTCATTTTATTATTGTGGTCGCCTACTGACAGCTTAGGTGAGGTTTCTGATTCACCAGATCCTAAAACCAATGCCTTTAGCTCAAGTAAGTCTCTCCTCTTAGACGCAACTGCTGTTTTGGAAGACAAACCATTCGAGGTTAGATTTTCAGGCGATAGCTCATATTCTATGTGATCAAGAAGCTCTTGCTTATTCTCTAATGTGAGTGGTGGTTGATTGAAAATTGCTCTGAAGTCGTTTTGTATTTTTAAATACTGTAATGACCTTTTACTCATATCTGCTAACTCCGCTCTCCCTCATGGGGTAAAATTAAAGTCTTTAAATAGCCTATATATGTAGTATATGATAATATGCGTTAAAAATAAAGTGAATTTTTTCTTTTAAAACTAATATATTAGAGATAAGAGAATTTTTAGTATTTATTTAGTATTTTTACTTTTCTCTTGACTTTTGTATTGACTTTTTTAGAGAGTTCTGACTCTACGTCTTTCTTAACGGCCATTACATTTTCTGAAACTTCTATAACTTCTGATTTTGGTTCATTTTTTAAGTCAGAGATTTCAACTGAATATCTGCTGAATCCCGCACTTTTATACAGTGTCTCACCGCTGACAATTTTATCAAGATTGTCGATTACTCTAATACGCTTGAATGGTTTATCGTCGGTATCAATTTTGAAAGTGCCTTCAGATGATCTCTTATTTCTTTCAAAAATTTCCTTAACCAAAGAGTCTCGCTTTTCGTACATAGAATTTATTTCTTTATTTAGCTCAAATAACTGCTTTGATAAGTCTTCCGATAACTTTACATAAACTTGATCCATACCATTCTCCTTTTCTAAAACATAATATAGAATACGCACAAGCACAAGGAAAACGTTTTCTTTACTGCTGTAACAGGGTTTCATAGCGGCTATCGGGGCACGGCTTCCCTGCTAAAACCCCGACGCCAAATTAGATATCTTTTACATCAAGTTTATTTTCATAGATACCGACGTGTCTTGTCCCACCAGGGTGCGCACCGTAGTCAATTATGACTTTAAAACCCTGATTTTCTCCCGTCTTTAACTGTTCAGTATCTTTATCTAGAAGAATCACGAGTATCTTTCCAAGTCTTGCATCTCCGTAGATACTAACTGGTTGATACGCGTCGTATCCTCCGGTTAATTTTACAATACATGCCGGCATGACTTCTGTCCCAGTGGTAGCGTTGTGCTGTGCGGGATTCGATGGATTTACGGAATTCCATGCGTCCACGACAGCTGTAATATTATCTACACCGTTGAACTCAAGAATAATTGTATTTCCGGAAGATCCTAGTGCCTGAGCACTAAAGATTATGTTATTTTTACTTGCTATGGCTCTAGTCGCTGGTACAACAGAATTAGTTAATGTTAGTTTTCCTCTTTCCCGTGTATTGAATACGATCTGAATAGCTGTTACGCCAGTTAGGTCTAGCGGGTCCTTTGTCTTGTTTGACCTTAGTCTAAGAATTGGAGCCCTGTCTGCACCTCGTGTAATTTTTAATCTTTCAAGTAGTGCCATGAATAACTCCTATTTATGCTGGTCCTTCACCTACGATGATTTCTATTTCATCTTCATTGGATTCCAATTCAATATCTGACTCGACCTGATTCATAAGCTTTAGGGCTTCAACGACTTGACTAGTTATTTCATTTAGCTCCGCTATGCTTATCTGCTCATAGTTAATCTTGAACGGCGCTCTATGGTTTTCCATTGAAGACTCGATGATGCCAACGTATATTCCATACGAGTCCACGGCCTGATTCGTTTCAAAATTGAAGCTATAGACTCCGGAAAAATGCGGGTGCGTGCTTTCAGCAAGACTGAACGGTCCTATGATAGAACCGTCAGGCTTGCGAACGTATGCTTTAATATTGCCTAGCCCAGATTTTAGTTCTTTCGAGACATAGACAACGGTTTCCGGTCTTCCTAACTGCGCCATTCAGTTCCTCCAAGAGAGTTTCTTAAACTGCGCTTCCACCAAAGAATGATCTGTCTGAAATCTGTTTTAAACTGTCTTTTGCGTTATCAAATCCGGCGCCTTTTACATCATTTAGTAGTGCAGAAGCAATCGCATCGACGCTGACTTGAGAAGACTTAGTGTCTAGGATGTTTTTAAGTCCTGCTAATCCGTAGGTGCCTGAAGTAAGTATAGCGTTGTTTGCATCTACTACGCCATCAATTACATCTATCAACGCCTTCAATGCGGCTAACCCGTGCGTGGGATCCTGAACAAGAGTTAGGATTGACTGTACTCGTGGCTGCATATCAGAAGTATCGGCTAATACGTCTAATAAAGTAGCCTGTAGCGCAAAACCCGTAGCCTGCACGTCTGCAACTGTTTCAGCTGTACGTACGTGGTTAAGCGATGACCCACCCTCGCTGTAAGCGAATTCAATTAATAACTGTTCAAGTCCTGAAGTAGAAGTAACATCCAGTCCGATTTGGTAAACACCTTGAGAAATTCTAGTCGCGTTTACGGGACCCGCCGTATAACCCGTTAGTAGGTTTGTTCTATCAAGACCAAATTCGTTTTTGATAGAAACAGCAATAGTATTAGTATCAGGGTCTTCTAACTGATTATTTGAGTCGAAAATACGGATCGCGATTTCATAATGCTTTGATCCTGCAGCAGGTACAACTAACTGCGGAGAAACAACAGCTACGAAAGACGTGTTATTTTGTACTGTCTGAATCGCTGAAATCGCTGATTCGACTAATGCCTTAATGTTTGCGTTACCAACCATGGGGTCAGTGATTACGTTATTAGTTGACGTCCCTGTTGCTTTTACCGAGGCCAATTCTGTTGTAATACTGCTCAGAGATGTATTCGCTGTATCAAGCTTGGTTTCAATTGAAACCAAGTGCAGCTCTAAATCGTCTTCATTATTAACTAATACGTCAAACTTAGCAACAGCCGGCGCGCTAGACGCAGGCGAGGCACTATTGATTCTAGCTACATAAGTTCCTGCTCCGCCGTAGCCACTAATACCTGCTGCTAATAACT